TTTAATTGAAGGAGTTGGTTGTGATGTAAGCGGTGTGACGCAGCCCACGAATGGCCAGTTTGGTACAAAATGCACGGGTGAAGCAGGAACCTCTATTTCCGAAGGAGAATCGTGTGACCTTACATGCGACACGGGTTATACACTGAGCAATCAACCTATCTGCAGCTCTGACGGTAGTGGGGCTCTGTCATCGACGTCGGCGACCTGTACCGACACGAATGGCTGCGCAAATAACCCTGACTGCGGCCACGACGCGAGCTGCTTAGACGTGGCTGCTCCTGGCACAGGCTACACGTGCTCGTGCAACACTGACTTCATTGGAACTGAGGTTCATAATGGACCTACGAACTGCGCTGCTGCTGGTGGTGGTAATACCTCCTGCGATATTTCTGAAATCTCGCAACCTGAAAATGGTAGATTTGGAACAAAATGCAACGGAAATGGGACGATTAATCATGGAGAATCTTGTGATCTGGGTTGCAACTCGGGATACACACTAAGCGGAGAACAAGCCAGTTGTAACAACGGTGTAATCGGAGCTTCCACGATTACCTGTGTATTGAATTCCCCAACACCTACATGTAGTAACACGGGGGGTGATGATAATAATGTCCCCTTTCATTGTCCACAAGGTAGATCCTACAATTCTAGTGCTGCAAATAGAGAATTAGGAGGCATATATGATTCAACTAACGCCGATCAAATAAATATGTGTTGTCAAGCCATTGAAGATACTCCTACCTGTGAATCAGCTTTTGAGGGAGCGCCGACGGATCAATCAAAGCACCCCTGTAATGTAAACTCTCCAGGATGGGAGGGGCTGGGTGGATGGACAATAAATCAAATAGAAGCAGATCCACCTTGGTATAAACCGAATGATGGGGGTAATATTGATTCCGATACCGTAGATGCTTTCCAAAATGCCATTCAACATAATGCTAATGATGCTAATAAAAACAATCCACCGGATAATACAGATATATCACAGACTACCTGGACCCAATGTTGTGAACCAAAAAGAGATTGTGGAGAAGACTGGAACTCAGTTACTTTTAATGATGAAATTTCATGGACTTCTTATATGTCATCTTTTGGATGTATATTTTCAGAATCAGAAACTCCAGGTGATAATTAATCAGAAATTCTTATAGTTTGTCTAATAAATCTTTTTATTATCTATTGTATTACTATATATAATGCATCCTGAATTTTGGGGACCGAGTGGATGGAAGTTTCTTCATTCTGTAACCTTTCAATATCCTATAAAACCCACTGTAAATGATAAAGCTCATTATAAAGAGTTTTTTAATTCTCTTAAACATACACTACCTTGTGAAAAATGTGCCTATCATTATACAGCTCATTTAAGAAAGTTTCCTATTGATAGTGCTCTTGAAACAAGAGAAAAACTTGTGAGATGGCTTATTAATGTTCATAATGAAGTTAATAAATCTCTTGGAAAAAGAGAATATTTTTATGAAGAAGTCATTGATATTTATAAAGATGAAATGGATGGAGTTTTAGGAAGAGTATCTTTCACAAATACCCTTCTTTTAATAATTATATTGGTTCTCCTATATCTTCTTATTACTGGGAGAATAAGAATTACACAGAATATTTATTAGATAATTATATATTAACTATTAATATATACTATTAAATAATGTCAGATGATACTTGTTATACAGAAAATTACAGAAGTAGTTGTGAACTTGTAGGTACAGGAGATTCTCTAGGATATATGAAGACAGATTCGAATGAAATCGTAGAGATAGAACCCAATGTTCAACAATATGAATGTAATAAGTTTTGGACAACATTAGACGATAATACTCCTAATTCTAGTGCTTCTTTTTTAAGTTATAAATATCTAAATGATCCTAGAGCTGGTTCAGGATCTTACTACAACAATGATAGTGATGAAAGTAATAGGAAATTAGCTGTGAAATGTATGCCTAGAGGAGGAGGTGGTGGAGCAAGCGCAACGGGAGCAAGTAGTTGTATGAGTCCTTTAAATTATTTTGATCAAATACCTAATCTTCTAGAAGATCCTCAGGAAAAAATGGAAACCTGGGAACAATTATTCACATCTATGAAAGAACAATTTTTAGATCCCAATATATGTCAAAGAACTGAGTCTATTGGTCCTACTAATGAAAATCCAGTTATGATCTGTAGACAAGATATATGTGAAGATGGTATGGTATTAAAGCCTATTCCAACATTAGAAATCGGACAATCACCTACATCTGAATTATGTTGCGAGCCTGCTGTTTGTGAAGAAAGTATATGTGAAGATGGTATGGTATTAAAGAGTAATCCAGAATTAGAAAACGGACAATCACCTACATCTGAATTATGTTGCGAGCCTGCTGATGCTGCTACTACTACTACTACTACTACTAATTCTGGTCAAGGGACCGAAATAGCTGAAACCGTTGCAGAAGAAGTTACACAAGGTAATACACAAGGTAATACACTAGATAATACTTGTCATATAGGTCATATTTTACAAATAGTTAATGATATTAATAGTCAAACATCAGATACTGAAAATCAAATCAGTAATACGTGTTCCAATGGTGATACTCTTAATTCTGGTGAAACTTGTTATCTTTATTGTAATTCTTTTGAAAGTGCTGGACCCACCCCTACAACAGAAGAGCTGGATAGTGCCCGAATAGGAACAGAAGATGATCCTAGTAAATCATCGAAATTATCCTGTGGGTCTGTAAGTACAGGACAAGAACTTAATTGTGCTCCAGATGATTCTAGAACTGAAGGTGATATGTGTCCTCATACTCATCACATATATTTGAAATGTAGTGAAGACAGTGAAGAGATAGAAATAGATTTTGAAATTGACGCTCAAACCGCGACAGCGGGGGGATTAGCTGCCACTGCTTTAGCAGTAGCCAGTTATTTGATATTAGTGTAAATATTCATCGTTTAACTTGTATTTTTTTCTTTTCTATTAATATATGCCGAGAATAAAGAAATTATTAGTAGATAAATTATTTTCTGATAGTGATATTGCCAAGAGAGAAGGGAAATGGTATTCTGAAAAAGAGTTAAAATACCCTGTAATAAGATCAAATATAGATGTATATTATAAAGGTGATGACGGTTCTGAAAAATTATTACTAAAGTTCCGAAAAAATAAACTCACAGCTAATTCTGTTCAAAAAGGTTGGGAATCTTATAAAGATTTAGCTAAAGCTAGTAGAGGTAGAGGAGCATCTGCTGGACCGATTGATACAAATGGAACTTATTGGAAGAAACGTAATATTGTGAATACCAATAAATGGTCAACTGGATATCTTACTCCTAAAGGAAATGAACTTAAAAAAGAATTAGATCTTTTAAATCTTTCAGAACTTCAAGAAAAAGTAAAGAGCTGTGAAATAAAATGTTCTGAAGATGATATGAAAAATAAAGATAATTTAGTGTATCTTTTAATTAAAAAAGATGGAGGAGTTTCTAAGATGAAAGTGAATAATCAAGTCGCTTCAAATCCTATTGGATTTTATGAAGCTTCTAATAATTTCTCAAAATTACCTTGTCGGTTAACTCATTTTACAAGAACTAATTTTGAGAAATATAATGAAGGGTTATGTTTTATTAAAGAGATTGATAATCAATTTAAGAAACTTGTCCCTGAATCTTATAAGAAACAGTTAGATAGAGCAAATACAAAGGCTCATTTAAAGATTCCTGGAACGTGCTTTTCAACTATAACAATTAATCGTAATTTCAGAACGGCACAGCATAAAGATGCTGGAGATTTTAGTGAAGGTTTCGGAAATCTTTCAGTCATTAAGAGAGGTAAATATCACGGTGGATATACAGCGTTTCCACAATTTGGTGTTGCGGTAGATGTTGATACAGGAGATTTTTTAGCGATGGATGTTCATCAGTGGCACTGCAACACTGAGATTTATGAAACCGAAGAAGACAAAGCTTATAATGAAACTATTAAAGCAGACTATCATGACAATCCTGAGGTAGGAACAGTAGGTATTTATGAAAAATATACTCGCTTAACATTTGTGTGTTATTTGAGAGAAAAGATTGCAAATTGTCCTGATAGTGTAGATCCACGATTCTTAACTAAATCTGGGCATAGTAAGATTGAAGTATGAATAAAGGAATATTAAATAAACAATAATTATTACTATAATTTTAATTATATATATTCCGCCGCGATGACGTTGGCTGTATTAATGATACACTTATAATATTCTTCTGTTTCGAGATCTTCATGCTGCTGCTGACAATTCTCCTCTACCTCCGGTTTTGCATTTTTTCTCAATTTTGTAATAATAGTCATAGCTTTATTCTTGAGTTCACTAATCGATTGACTGCCTTCGTCTTTACCCTCAACAACCTTTACCAAAGGATCAAATACAAAATAAGTGAGAAGATACATTAATACCATGAACACAAAGGTGTGGAAGATTAATAGATGATGTGTTTTCTTAAACTTAATAGGGAAATACTTTCTAGCCTTCTCAAACACCACGGGGTAAGCAGTAATGTAATAAACGATGGCAGAGAATAGGGATAGTTGAACTAAACGATTTGAGAATTCACCTTTAAGAAACATTAATTATATAGTAGTATATATTTTTTTTCAGTTAATCATATTGTAATCCATATTTTTTTACATATTTATCTTTTTTTACTTTGTAATCATTATTGTACAATGATAATAAAGTTTTGTAAATAAAAAAATACCATCGTTCTAATACTAAGACTTGCCACACATTATTGATTCTAAAAAGAGTTTTAATGAAATAATAAGTTATAGGAGTCCTCAAGAATAAGAGTAATTTTAATTGTTTATATTTCACATAATTACGTAAACATCCTAATGTAGGTGTTATGAGATATAAAAATAGTGATGAATTAAGATTCATAATTAGATATTAACTCTATTATATTTTTAAGTGAGTTTAAAATATATATATATATATATAATGAGTGATTATTCTGCGTTCAAGAAACATATTAACGATTTTGAAAGAAAGTTAAAACCCGAATGTGAAGATATTTTTTTAGTTCATTCATCATTTAAAGATATAAGAGAACTTGTAGACGATTTAATTACAACCAGAGATAAAAAGATACAAGAATTAGAAACTAAATTAAAAAAATTTGATAAATCCTCAACTGAATCAAGTAAACCTAAAAAAGACTGTCCCCCAGATAAGATATTGAATCCTAAAACTGGACGCTGCATTAATAAACCTAAAGAAAAGACCCATAAGAAAAGAGGTAGACCAAAGAAATCTATGCCACAACAAGAAGAGTTTGTTAAAGCTTGGCTCAAAGCTAAAAATGGTCCAACTGGAACACTATTAAAATTAACGAATAATATCAAAGATAAGTTTAATGCTACTCATCAATATGGAGATGATGGAGAAATTATATTCAAGAAGTATGGTGTAGAACTTGGCAAACCTGAAACAGACAAAATCCAAAAATATGTTATTGATAGTCAAAAAAATAATGATAAACCAAAGAAAGAATGTCAACCTGGAAAGATCATTAATCCTAAAACTGGTCGCTGCATTAAGAAACCCAAAGAAAAGACTCATAAAAAAACAGGTTTGCCAAAGAAAATTGTGAAGGCTTCTCCCGCACTAAAAAAACCAACGCCTGCGCCAGAAGAATCTGTATCATCAGAAAATTTTGATGAAGCCTTAGAACACATTAGAACCAATGGAAAACCTGGTTCATACAAGACATTCCTAAATGGTATCAAAAGAAAGTTTGGTATCACATTGAAATATGATAATCACGGTGACGATTATGCTGTCCCTGATCTTTATTTCATGAAGGGAAAGAAAGAGGCGACCAGAGAAGAGATGGAAAAGGTTATGAAATATGTTATCGATGCTGCAAAGAAAGTCTAAATATCTACCTTGTTTTAAGTGGATTTAAAGATTTCTTATCACAAACAATCTTCAAACTCATCTTCATCATTCATATCTTCAATAATTTCAAGTAGTTTGTTATTTTGATTTTTTAGATTAGTGTTCTTGCGTTTTAAGAGTTCTATTTCGGCTTTCAAATCTTTAATGATTTGTTGTGCTTCATCTACCTCTTTGTAATATTTTTTGTAATTCTGTATGAAATCTTTGTGAGTTCTTGATTTGATGTGTTGTTTATAAGAAGCATTATTCAAGAAATACGCACCAGCTTTGCACCTACATTCATATCTGATACAATTGCGTTCATACGGTTTGTATGGACATTTGTCAAAGTATTCATCAGTATTTTCATTGAATCCTGGAACATAAATATCGGAATGAATCAACGCGAGTGAACTCATTTTTATTTAGTATTTGATAATTGATATAATTATGTATCAAATTTATTAATACTTATTTCTATTTCTCTTTCTAGTTTTATGTTTATTTTTTCTTTTTATAAGTTTTTTTAAAAGATCTTCTTTTAAAAGATCTTCTTTAAACTCGGACCTTCCATAAGTTTTCATATATATATATTATTTTTTATCTGTATTTTCAGGTTGTTCAATGTGTGCTCCTATAATTCTGTCTACATCTCTTATTATCATTCCCACGGGTAATAAATCTTGAGTTTTCCAGTGCATTTGAGCATTCGTTATTTCAAAGATATTTCTAAATCTCATTAAAAGATGTAATGGTATTTGAATAATCTTATCTTCAGGGATTTTTTTCCCTTCATTATTATCACTATTTTTAGTTTCAGATTTATCTTTTCTTTCTTCTCTCTTTGATTCTTTTTTCATCTTCTTTTTCTTATCTTTTGTTTCCATTTATGTATAAAGATAATTTTAATTTACTATAAAAACGCAAATTTGATAGATGAATTATATATTTAATAGTATGAATAATAATTATGTTTTATCCTAAAGAATATAATATGATTGAACCTCTGAAATATTATAAAAAAAAGGATACTCTTCTCGGTGAGAATAATCTCTTAAAAGAAGAACTTGAGTTTTACAAAAGTATATTAAATATGAGAAACTCGTGCGTTTATAACCTTAGTATTAAGGAAAAAAATGGTAAAAAAGTATGGTTTGATAGTGTCTTATTCACAGATAAAGAACTTTTAGAACTAGACAGTGATGATGAAATAAATGAAATGATACAAAATCCTCCCAAACCCGAAAGATAATTTAAAGGATGATTGAATAATTACTGATATATAATTACTGATATATAATTACTTAAAATGTTTACAAGATTACTAACATATATTCCTCTATGGACATTACTAAATCGCGTGATTTATAATGGTTTTTATTATTTTTGTGAGCCACTATTTACAAAAGAAAATATAAAACTTGAAAAAATAACATCTAATATAGTTTCAAGTTATCATGGTATGAAATGTGTTCAAATCGTAATAAATGAATATAGAAAGAATGATATATTATTCACATATTATCCTGAAAATATAAATTATTACGATTCAATAATTGCTTATTCAATTAGTTATTTTATTTATGATCTTTTGAATGATTATAGAAACAAGACTCTAACATATCCATTTTTTATACATCATTCAATATCTATAATATCTGGTTTGTATCTTTCTTATGTACAATTATCACAATTATATGTTGTTGCTCTTGTTGTTGAATTATCCAATCTCAATCTGAATATTAAAGATATCATGGATATACTGGATATGAAAAACTTAGATTCATACACTATTAATGGTATACTATTTAGTGTTTCATTTTTCATATCTAGAATAGTTTATGGACCGATCGCTTTAAGGAGTGCATATATTTTAACAAATGAGATTAATACTATAGAATATCGTATACATTATAATATACCCATACTCTTATCGGGATCTTTTATAATTCTAAATCTTTATTGGTTTCAAAAAATAGTAAGTATAATTATTTATAAATATAACAAATATCATAATTTTAATATTTGATAATATAAATGCAAAATGATGTGATAAGAATGTTACTAATGGGTTTAATAACAATGTGTATATTCGCATATATAGATTCAGGATTATTTCTAACGTTAGAAGAGGATCTAACTGATTATATAAAAGAATATGAATATCTAGATGATTATTCTAGACCAGTATTATTGAGTGGATTAGCTTCTGCTCTAGCAATTCTCATTTCAAAGAGTATTAAAAGATACATAATATTACCTAATTTTAAAATAATAGAACATCCTCTAATAGATGCGACAGGAATATTAATAGGTACATTCTTAGTTATCATGACTTATGAAGTTCTTAAACCTCCACTAGGGGACCAGAGGCCCTCTTTGTATAATAAACTAGCCGCTTCTCTTGGGTAAGGGGGATAACCCTGATCTTGCCAATTTGCCTTATCGTTAATGTACTGAGACATTTCCCGTTTAGCTCGTTCTATTTTAGCTTGTTCTATCGTTAGTAGGCGCCCTCCTTTAGTTTTACGCTCCCTTTAGTTTTCTTTTTCTTAGGTTTCTTTTTATGAGTTCTTTTAGTAGTATTAAGTTTTTTAGCTGAGGCTCTTTTGAGAGATTTTCCACCTTTAAATCTGTAAGTTCTTAGTCTTTTAGAACGCATATTTTTCCTTCCTCTTTTTCTCTGTAAACTTCTTAATGTAATCATATATATATATATATAATTTATATTCTATATTTAAAGAAGATTTATTATTATATTTGTATAAATAATGTGGTGTGATGAGATTATTCGGTTATTCAACAATACTTATAATTTAAACTTAAGTATTCAAAGAGCTGAGTTCTTTTATGAACTATTCAGTTCTACATTTAGGTTTGAAATAAATCATGAAGATATTGAAGATATTGATGATGAAGATTGTTCTATTACAATAACTAAGTTAGAAAATAATACTGAAACTGAATATGAAATAGATAGATTCATATTTTGGTTTCATACTATCTTTTACAGAGAATTAGTCAATGAATTAGAATTATTGAATAATGGTAATAATGAATATGAAGATATTGTTTACAGAGTTGAATCACTTGAAAGAGTCATTGACACTTTCAAATATATACAAAAAATAGATGATTTTGAAGACTTCTTTGAATCTTTAAGGATATACATTGAAAATATGAATTATTAGTTAAATCTTTCTTTTTTAGTAAATACAATTACTTTCTTTTAGTAAATCGTTTAGATTTCCTTCGAATAGTCATTCCCCTTTTTTTTTTCTTTCTTTCTGGGGAAGGAAACGAAACATTAGAGATAATTTTTCTTACATTATCAAATACAGCGTAATTACTACAATCTTTTTTTTGATGTCTATAAAATACTATAGAGATATTATTAAACATATCATTGTGTGTATCACAGGTTTGAGTATAATTTCTTTCACTACAATTTAATTCTTCATCTGTAAGTTTAACATAAGGGAAATGGCTGCAGTTCTCATTTTGGTTACAGAAAGATTGGAGTTTACTAGCCAACCTATTAGGATAGTTTTCATTTCCTATACGTAAAACCATCTTACCCCAATCGCCCCATGTTTTTGAGTTTATTGTATTTTCTAGACTATTATTACACATATCTTCTTCCAATTGACCACGAGATAATTCATGATTACATCTTACAACGTAAAAAGTTCTTATATTAGTGGGTTCTAATTCTTTCATGAATAGTGCTGCTGTCTGCATAGTTCTAAATAATTCTGAAGTGAAAACATAATCTGATTTTAATTTTGATGCTTCTTGAGGTTCTAAGTTTAATATCAAACCTTTTATTCTTTGTGCAGTTTCCTTTGTTTCTCTTATACCTTTATCTGTTAAACGTGCGTCACTTATTGCATCAAGTAAGCCTGTTTCATTATGTCTTCCGTGACCATGTCTTGAAATAACAATACTTTTAATATTGTTAGTTCTTAAACTATCTGTAAGTTTATCATTCACTATTTTTAAATATTTTATCTTTTCATCATCTCTGTAATAGTCCAAATCATCATTTCCTATCTTATTTCCTTCAGATACTGGAGAACCAGTATCTAAGACAGTAATTTCATAAGCACCACTCGTATTAGTAGCTCTGATGTGAAATGTTATATTATTAAAAAACTTTCTAAAATGTTTAGTATTACTCTTATTTTTTCTCAATGTTTCTATAATATTTTCTGTATTATCTGAATCTTTATCGGTATAAACCATTGAATCCTTTAATAAACAGTTTATACGATTACTATGAGTAAATAGAAATATATTTGGGTAGGTGGGTGATTTTATTTTGTGGGGTGAAGATGATGAACTTCTATTTCTTCGAGGTGTGCGGTGCCGTGGTCTCATAGGTCTTTGTGGTGGTTTGGTCCTTGTTTTTTTTGGTGATCTTCCAGGTCTTGCGTGTGGCCTTCTCGTACTTCGCCGCGGTGATGTTCTATTTCTTTGAGGTGGTGATATTCTATCTCTAGGGGGTGGTGATCTAGGAGATTTTAGTTTTTTTGTACGCATAATTTATAATTATATATATATATATATTAATAATTCATCTGTTATAATTATCAAGAAAATATGAATTATTAGTGTATTAGTCTATTACTTTCATTTAATACAATTATCTTCTTTTAGTAAATCTTTTTTTATTAGTTCTTCTCTTATTAGTAGTTCTTCTCTTATTAGTTCTTCTACTATTTCTTTTCTTAGTGAATCGTTTAGATTTTCTACGAAGAGTCTTTCTCTTTTTCCTTTTCTTTTTCTTTAAAGAGCCGCCACGAATAATCGCGGTGGATGGTTGAGGATTCTGTGCTACTAAGGATTGATTGACTTTTTCCCTCTGAGCATCTTGTGCATCTTTATCAGCTAATTCATAAAAATCTGTATAAGCATCATCATTTATTAATATGTAGTAAAATACTGTCTTTTTACAACGTGCCTTTATATCATACATATAATCATCTCGGTAAAAATAACTTTTAACATCGTTTAGTTGTAATACAACTCTTTCTCTTCTTGCATCTTGCATGGGACTGTTTTCTAGATGAAATATATTACGGGTGACCATCCGTGCGCGTTCATACTGATTGTGATAACAGGCACCTCTTTTTATATTACTCTCTTTGAACTCGTGGTTACAAGGTATCATTAT